AACTGCTGAACCTTCTTATGCAGACTGGCAACATGAAGGCCATGAGTCGTGAAACGGGCATCCCGTACCGGTCCATTATCTACTCAATAGAACAGGCCAAGGCCAAAATCAAAACCGCAATCGAAGCAAATGGATATACTGGTCTATCCCATCCTGATTAGTGCTTTAGCGACCCTTGCGGTCGTGGAGTTCCGGGTGCTGCCGGGATGGTTCTACGCTCTGCCCTTCGCCAAGCGGAAGCCGTTTTCGTGCATGACCTGCTTTGGCTTTTGGCTTGGGGTCTTGCTGACCCTGCCGACCTGCCAATGGTACTTGGCTCCAATCCTTGGGCTTGCCTCATCTGCCACCGCAATAATCATCCGGGAATGGACCTTCAAATGACCAACGACCAATTCATCGTGGCCCAAAAGCATCGCAAGTACTGGGACCAATACATCGCTTCCTTGACGATGCGACTGCCCCCCGATGCCGTTGGAGAACTGCAGGCCATCCTGACCGCTCACGGACGACCGCCCACAAATTGGTGGTGTGCGGACTGCGTAAAATCGGCCCTTCAATACATTTACCTGCAAGCGGACTTGTTCCTCGAAGTAAACCAAAACACCATAACCCACCCCCTGAATGCCCCTGCCAATCCCGAACAATAACGAAAGCAAGGAAGGCTTCATCGGTCGCTGCATGAGCAACAACGAGGCCAATGCGGAGTTTCCCGATACGGCTCAACGGCTTGCAGTTTGTGGCTCAATCTATACCAAACACAAGAGGCAGCAGTTCGAGTCCTATGCGGACTATGGGGAAGGTATCAGGAACAACGCCAAGCGGGGGATTGAACTGAACGAACGCAACGGCAACAAGTGCGCCACCCAAACGGGCAAGGTCAGGGCGCAGCAGTTAGCCAACGGGGAAGCCATATCGGTTGAAACCATCAAGCGGATGCACTCCTACCTGTCCCGTGCTGAAACCTACTACGACAACGCTGACGACACCTCGGACTGCGGTTACATCTCCTACCTCCTTTGGGGAGGTAAGTCTGCTTTATCGTGGAGCAGGAATAAACTTCGGGAACTTGGCGAACTCGAAGGCTAAAGACGAAGACGAAGCCCAAGTGCAGGCTCGGATGGACTCGCTTATGATGGTGATTACGACCCTGTGCGACTGCATCGGAGCGGTGGACGATTCCAATGCCCCGAACCAGTACGAAGTGAAAATGAAAATCGTAAACAAGATTAGCGACCTAATCGACAAAATCGAATACTGATGCAACGAGTACCCATAGGAACCATCAAGAACAACCCGAACAACCCAAGGGTCATCAAGGACGACAAGTTCAAGAAACTCGTGCAGTCCATCAAAGACCTGCCCGAAATGGCCGAGGTTCGTCCCGTTGTGGTCAATACCGATATGGTTGTGCTTGGAGGCAACATGAGGCTCAAAGCCATGCGTGAGGCTGGATGGAAGGACGTGCCGATTCAAGTCGTGGATTGGGACGAGGACAAGCAAAGGCAGTTTATTATCAAGGACAACGTAAGCGGAGGGGAGTGGGATTGGGAAATGCTTGCCAATGAATGGGACACCGAGGAACTGCAAGAGTGGGGTCTTGACCTGCCCGACTTTGACAACGCCAAGGAACTGGAAGCGGAGGAAGATGACTACGAGATGCCTGACGAATTAAAGACCGACATCGTGCTGGGCGACCTGTTCGAGATTGGTCCGCATCGTTTGCTTTGTGGGGACTCAACGGATAGCGATGCAGTCGCAAGGCTTATGGATGGGCAGAAGGCAGATATGGCGTTTACAAGCCCTCCATACAATGCTGGTAAAAGCGAATCATTAAGCGGAAATACTCACACAACCGATAACAAATACAACGAATACAACGACAATCAATCACAAAACGATTATTTAGGGTTATTGACCGGATTTACTAATAATGCTTTATTAAATTCGGATTATTTAATATGCAACATTCAAAGTTTGGCAGGAAACAAAGTTGCTTTAATTGATTATTTGCATCAATATAAAAACAATTTCATAGACGTTGCAATTTGGGATAAAGGACACGGGGCTCCTGCAATGGCAGAAAATGTAATGACAAGTGCTTGGGAATATATGTTTTTTATATCTTCAAAAGCAAATGCAAGCAGAGCAATACCTAACGGTAATTTTAGAGGGACAATCTTAAATATATATAGAGGAAAACCAAATCGAAACAACGAGTTCTCAAACATACATGCTGCAACTTTTCCGATTGATTTACCTGAATGGGCATTGCAGTTCACAAAACAAGGGGATATTGTTCTTGACCAATTCCTTGGAACGGGGACCACAATGGTCGCATCCCATCAACTAAACCGCAAGTGCTACGGCATGGAAATTGACCCGAAGTACTGCCAAGTCATCGTGGACAGGATGCTTAAACTCGACCCGACCTTGGAGGTCAAGAGGAACGGCCTGCCATACAAAACAGGCGAATAACAGGCTATGCCAATACCCAACGAACATATCAACCAATTCAAGAAGGGAGAGTCAGGCAACCCCAATGGTCGTCCACGCAAGTACGTCAGCACCTTGGTTGACCAAGGGTACAAGCGGTCCGAAATCAACGACACCATCCAAAACATGATGGCTATGACCTTGGAGGAAGTCAAGGCGGTTTGGGACAACCCAACGGCAACGGTCCTCGAAAAGACCATCGCCTCGGCCATCCGCAAGTCCATCGAAAAGGGAACGCTCTACTCCATGGAAACGCTGCTATCACGGGTGTACGGTCAACCCAAGCAGGAGGTCGCTGCAACCATATCGCCTCAACCAATTTGGCAGGGCGTAAAACTACAAGTTGACACCAACCACAACGGCAATCAAGATTGATGGATTCCGCAAGAGAATCCGAATAGTCCAAGGCGGTTCATCGGCAGGCAAGACCTTTGCCATCCTGTCCTTGCTTTATTCCTACGCAGCCAACCCCGAATGCGGACCGCTTGAAATATCTGTAGTTTCCGAATCCATCCCCCACCTTCGCAGGGGTGCGCTTAAGGACTTCCTCAAGATGCTCAACATGACAGGGCTTTACCAAGAGGAACTTTACAACCGAACCCTGCTCCGATACGACTTCCCGCATGGCTCCTACATCGAGTTCTTTTCCGCTGACCAGAGCGACAAGATGCGAGGGGCAAGGAGGGACGTGCTATTCATGAACGAGGCGAACAACATCACATGGGAAGCCTATCACCAACTGGCTATCAGGACAAGGAACGCTATCTACATCGACTACAATCCAGTCCGAGAGTTTTGGGCGCATACCGAATTGATGAATGACCCCGATGCCGAGTTCCTGCTCGTTACCTACAAGGACAACCAAGCCCTTGACCCTGCCATCATCCGAGAGATTGAGAAAGCCAAGACCAAAGCCGAAACGTCAGCCTATTGGGCGAACTGGTGGAAGGTGTACGGCCTCGGTCAAGTCGGGACGCTGCAGGGTGCGATATACGAGGACTTCGAGGTTGTGGAGGGTATCGATGTCAGCCGTGCGAAATTCGTCGCCCTTGGGCTTGACTGGGGCTTTAGCAACGACCCTACGGCCTTGGTCGCCATCTACCGCCAAGGGGACTGCCTGCTCATTCAAGAACTGCTCTACTCTACGGGCCTGACCAACCAAGACATCGCAGACAAGTTGCGGTCCTTGGGCATCACAAGGGCTTGGGAGATCGTGGCGGATTCAGCCGAACCCAAGAGCATCGAGGAAATCTATCGGTTAGGTTTCAACATCAAACCAGCGGAGAAAGGCCCCGATTCGGTTCGGAACGGCATCGACATCCTGAAACGCTACAAGTTGCAGGTAACCAAGGACTCGACCAACCTCATCAAAGAATTAAGATCCTACACTTGGGCGACCGACAAGGAAGGCAAGAACACGGGGGTCCCGATTGATTCCTTCAACCACGCCTGCGACGCTATGCGGTATGTGGCACTCAACAAGTTAAGAGTAAGCAACTCAGGGAAGTATGTTGTGGTGTAACTTTGGGGCATGAACACCGAACGCATCCTTGACCTGCTCATCGAAATCGGCAAGACGCTTGCAGCCGTTTTCTTCATCATCACCCTTCTAACCCTCCTTTGGACCTTATGAAAGTCGTCCACTATTACCACATCTACTGCGGGGGCAACTGGCAGTTAATCCTGAATCAACACATGATGGCGGTATGCAATTACGGCCTCATCAACGTCTTGGATGAAATCCGTGTCGGCATTGTCGGTCCACCCGAACAACGCAAGGCGGTCAAGGAGGTGCTGGAAGGGTCCATGGTTGCAGATAAGGTCAAGGTCGTAGTTACCCGGACCAACGCTTGGGAGCAGGCGACGCTGACCGAAATGTACCGGGCCTCGCAGGAAGAAGAAGCCGTGTACCTGTACGCCCACACGAAGGGGGCAAGCGACCCGTCCCTCATCAACCAACTTTGGAATCGCAGCATGACTTTCTTCAACGTGGTTGCTTGGGAACGCTGCCTGCAACTGCTCGAAGGAGTGGATGCAGTCGGCTGCCATTGGATTACCAAGGAGCAGTTCCCTCACATGGCGGACCACAACAACCCCGAAGGCTATCCCTACTTTGGCGGAACCTATTGGTGGGCCAAGTCGTCCCACATCAAGGAACTGGGTGAGCCTGTACGGGACCACCGCTGGCAGGCCGAACATTGGATTGGAAAGAAGCCCGACACTAAGGTCTACGACACCAACCCCGGATGGCCGGGTCCCGAAAAGTTTGTAATCACGTTTTAGCATGAAGGTCCCCATCCTCATCACCAACTTTAATCTCTACACTTGGCCGAAAGCAATGGTCAAGGAACTGCAACGGATGAAGGACTGCGGTCCTATCATCATCATTGACAACGATTCAACTTACCGCCCGACCTTGGAGTGGTACGATTCGCTAAAGGGGAATGAGGACGTTTCGGTGGTCCGTACCGGGCAGAACTTGGGACATCTTGTGGCATGGAGGCTCGGATTTGACAAAAGACTTAGGAATGACTTTGGCTACCCCGATTACATCGTAACCGACCCCGACCTCGACCTTTCGGGATGCCCTGACGACACCATCGTTCGAATGCGTGAACTTTGGTACGATTCGCCTTCCTACCCCTACATCTACCGGGAGTTTAATGGGGTGCAGTTCAACGTCAAGGACAAGATTGGCCTCGGCATTCGTGTTGACGATGTTCCCGAAAACGCCCTATTCTTCCAACCTGATGAACATCGCTTCCACAAGCAACCGACCTATGGCAACCTTCGCTTGGCTCCAGTTGATACGACCTTCGCCTTCTACCATGCCGACACCTATCAGGTCTGCATTAGCGGTGCGAGGACGATGACCCCCTACGAGGTCAGGCATCTGCCCTACTACATTACCCCGTTAGAGATGGAGTCGGACTGGGAGTTTCGGCAGTACCTTGACAAAGCAAACCATTCCAGCACGGCCAAGAAGATAGCCGATGGACTTCAACTCGGATAATATGCCCTACTCACACCCGTTCTACAAGGACTTTGTTGCCAACCATATCCGCTCGGTTCTAACTGAATCCGACCGGGTGCTTGACATTGGATGCGGTTGCGGAACTTACGCCCTGCTGCTTCCCGAAATCAAGATGGACGGCATCGAGATTCATGAGCCGTATGTCAGCCGATTCGGTTTGCAGGACCTTTACCAAACCCTGCATATTGGGGATATTCGTGAGTTCGATTTTTCGGCCTACACCTACCTGATTGTGGGCGATGTCTTTGAGCATTTAACCTTTAACGAGGCGAGGGACCTGCTTAACCGAATCGAGGGCAAGATGGTTATGATTGCAGTCCCCTACCTGTATGAACAGGGCGAATGGGAGGGCAATGTTCACGAAACGCATTGGCAACCCGACCTGACCCCCGAAGTGATGGCGTTCAGATACCCCGAACTCAAACTGCTTGTTGGTGATGCGGTATACGGCTACTACATAAACTACTGACCTATGAAACTCCAAGACCTGACCATCGACTACCATTCGGGCAACAACCGGGTGGACGACCTTATCGCTGTTTACAAGTTCTAACCATGGGCATCCCCGTCATCATCAACAACCGCAACCTGCTGACGTGGCCCAAGGCGATGGTCAGAGATTTGAGCAAGTGGGAGGGGATTGGGGACATCTACATCGTGGACAACGGTTCAACCTACGAACCTTTGCTGGAGTGGTACGCCACCAACCCTTGCAAGGTCGTAATGCTTGGCGAGAACTTGGGGCATCAAGCCCCATGGACTTCGGGCTTGGTGCAACAACTGGGAGAGCCGTTCTATGCGGTTACAGACCCGGACCTTGACCTTTACAAGACCAGCAAGCGGACGATTCCCATGTGCTTGGAGTGGTTGCAACAATTCCCCCAAGCAGGCAAGGTCGGCCTGTCGCTGCGATGGGATGACGTGCCTCCAAGGTCGTCGTACTACACTCACGTCAACAACTACGAAGCAACCCGTCAGCGTAACTCACGGGTCATCATGGCAGCAAGGGTTGACGTGCCTATTGATACGACCTTTGCCGTTTACAATCGGCAGGAGTACTTCATCGGTGGGGTTTCGTTGCTTGAGTCAGCGAGGCACATTCCTTGGTACTATTCGGAGAAAGAACGCAAGGCTGATAAGGAGTTCAGTCAGTACCTTGCATCGGCATCGTCGGCATCTTCCTACAAAACCTTCCTGAAACTATGAAACTCCAAGACCTGACCATCGACCAGTTCCAGCGCATCGGAGCCATTGAGTTCTCCAGCGTCCTTGGGGACTACGACAAGCGTGCAGGGGTCGTCGCAATCGTTGAGGGGGTCGATATATCACTCGTGAGGGAAATGCCCGCCAAGAGCGTCCTAAAGCGTTACAAGGCCATTATCAGCGAGTGGAACGCATTGCCTGCCCTTGGGTACAAGCGAAAGTTCAAAGCCGGGGGCAAGTGGTGGATCCCGACGGTGTTCACGGACGAGTTGACTGCTGGGCAGTTGATTGAATTAATGGACGCAAACACGACCGACGAGAAGCAGTTGTTGCAGAACCTTCATCGAATCATGGCGACCCTGTGCAGGGAGGGCGGTCTATTCGGATTATTCCCGAAAAAGTACGACGGTGCTGCCCATGCAGAACGGGCCGAACTCATGAAGAAGCACGCCAAGGTCGGGGACGTTTGGGGGGTTGTCAGTTTTTTTTTGCTAAGTTCAGAGTCCTACTTGAAAGTTTTGAGCGACTATTCCAAACACCTGATGAAGACGGCCGAGGGGTTGACGTAAGCCCTCTTGCCGGCTA